GCTCTTGCGCACCATTGCTTGGTGCAATTTAGCGCGGATAGAGCGGGAGTGAAGATACCGTTTGTTGCCTATAGAGTACTCGGTGATGACATAGTCATCGCGGATTCTAAGGTTGCGGCTTCGTATGTGCAAGTCTGTTCTGAGTTTGGGATTGGTATCGGCTTAGCCAAAAGTTTCGTCTCTTCCGAGGCGTTCTTTAACTTTGCCAACCAATCATACCTCGGGCACGAGAATCTTTCCCCAGCTTCTTTGAAAGAGTTGCTGGTAGGTAAGAAACTCGGCCTTTCTTCTCTCATCGAGTTAGCATCTCGTCTAGCTCGTAGAGGGTGGATAGGTACTGGAGTTCCAAACATAATCAGATTAGTGACACCACCTGGACTTTGGTCCAAGTATGTCACTAAAGACTTTAATGGGGCCTCCGAGAAATCGAAGGCCACATTGAAGCATATCCGAGGCGCCCTTTGGCCTACTTCACCGCTTTCACGGTTGGTAGGAGCAAAGAGTTCCTTGTTAGTGAGAAGTTGGTTGATGGCCTTACGGCCTTCAACCGCCTTCTTAACAGCGGATGTGGAAGTTCTGAGCAAACTTCTGGAGACTCCGTCCCATATGGAACAGAGGGTACTTTATGAGTGGATGCGTCAACAGACGCAGAGACTCAAAAAGCTCCATGAAGCTAATAAGGCAAACATCGTGGCAGCGACCCACTTCTTTGAAGAGGTGTCGACTACCCTCGATGTGGGTCCTCTCATCACCACAGTCCTATGGACTCGGGATGGGAGGGCCTATGCCCGTGCTCAGAAGATTCTTGGACGAGCATACAAGCTTGAACAAGCTAGTAAGCTCCCAGCCGACTTAGAGACAAAGGGTGCTCTGATCTTCGAGATGTGTAATCTCTTGTCAGAGTTTCCCGTTTTCCCAATCCTTTCGGATTGGGAGTCAATAAGTGGACTGAAGTCCAAGAGTGGGTCTCAGGCTGCTCCTGGAGCCTTCGCACGTCAAGTGCGAAGGGTCCAAAAGTGGACTGAGCTAGCGGATGCCGCGGCACAACGTGTAGAACCAAAACTAGATTAGTTTCGGTGCTACCATTCCAAACGATGAAACTCTTGCTAAGAGTCTCACCTTCGTACCCCTGCCTGACGCGGTTAAACCTACTCTTCGGAGTGGGGCGGGTGCCCCAGGAAGACTACTG